GAGGATACTGATGAAGAACGTACCTGAAATGCTGATCGAAGCTTCCAATCTCTACAAAGAGCGAAATGCTCTCTATGGCGATAACTACAAGCGGTTCGGCCCTGCCCTGCACAGCCTCATCTCGAGCGTGAAAATTGATAATCCTGATGATTTCAATCGGTTCGCTCTGCTCACGCAGATTTTTTCGAAGATGTCGCGCTATTGCCAAATGTTTTCCGAAGGCGGTCACGATGACTCGTTGGATGACTTGGCGGTTTATGCGATGATGCTCAAAGAGCTGGATGCCTCGAACAAAAACACAAGGGTTCAACGCAGCATTGATGCGGCGATTGAAACCGTCGAGGAAGTAGTTGCTGAAGTTGTGAACGAAATGTCCCTGCCTCAGACCGAACCTTCCGACCTTGGGTTCTTCAAAAAGCGTAATTCAAAATGAGAACCCTCGTTTTCGATACCGAGACTACAGGCTTGATCAAAAACATGCTCCAGCCACTCGATCGTCAACCCCACATCATCGAATTCTTCGCGCTGTCTTTGGACAGTGCGGGGAACGAACTTGAAGCATTTCATTACCTCTGCAATCCAAAAATAAAGCTCGAGGAAAAGACCACTGAAATCACAGGCATCACTTCGGAGATGTTGAAAAATGAAAAGCCGTTTTCCAGCATCGCTCAACATATTCTCGAGCTGATTGAGGTGCACGACGAAATCGTCGCTCACAACCTTTCATTCGACAAGGCAATGATTGATGTTGAGATGAAACGGTGCGGGAAAAAGGTGAAGTGGCCGAGTTTGATCTGCACCATTGAGGCAACTGAATACATCAAAGGTTATCGTCTCAATTTGAATGCGTTGCATGAAATGTTGTTTGAGGTGGAATTTAAGGACGCACACCGTGCGGAAAATGACGTGAGGGCACTCGCGCGTTGTTTCAACGAGTTGAGAAAAATGGGTGTTGTATGAGAATTCGAACGGGATACTCTTTCCGCACCGCTGCGGGAATGATCGAGAATGTTATGAAGCGGGTTCAGGAAGTCGGCATGACTTGTGCGCCGATTTCCGACCGTGCCTCGACGTTCGGGTTCAACCGTTGGTCGAAGCTCGCCAAAAAGGCTGGCCTGAGACCAATTTACGGGGTGGAAATTGCAGTCACTCCCTCCCTCAATGCCAAGAAGCCAATTTTCGATCACTGGACGTTCTTCGCGAAGGATGATCTCCGCTCGATCAACGAGCTTTTGTACCTCGCGACAAATCAGTTTCGCTACGAGCCATTGTTGACGTATGAACAAGCCATGGAAGTCGAGGGCGTGATCAAGATTGCTGGCTCGAGAGCCCTGCTCGATAAATTTCAGCCCCAACCCGACCTGTTCATCGGCCTGAGCCCAAGCCTCTCGAAAGGGTTTGTGACGGAAGCCAAAGAGCTCGGCCATGCGTTCATCCAATGCTCCGACAACAAGTTCACGTTTGAGGAGGATGAAAGTTTCTATCAAGTCGTCATGGGCCGAAACTCCTCCACCCAAACCTATCCCCAATGGATCCTCTCTCAGGAGGAATGGGAAAAGTCGGTGAAGCGGTTCGCCTCCGAGGAAATGATTGCGTCCGCCGTCGCGAACCTCCAGAAGTCGCAGGAAGCCTGCAAAGCGGTGTTGAAGGCCGGAACTCTCCTCACTCCCTCGAAGCCCCTCTCGCTACGCCAGATGTGTTTGGACGGGGCCAAGAAGCTCGGCATTGAATTGGATGAGGTTTATGGCCCAAGGCTCGACAGGGAATTGAGCCTCATCGCGGAAAAAGAATTCGAGGATTATTTCTACATCATTGCCGACATGATGCACTGGGCGCGTGAGCGGATGATCTGCGGCCCTGCACGGGGAAGCTCATGCGGTTCGCTGGTTTGCTTCCTTCTCGAGATCACCACGATCGACCCAATAAAATACGACCTATTGTTCGAGCGTTTCATCGACATCACTCGTAACGATTTGCCGGACATTGATTTAGATTTCTCGGATCAAAACCGTCACCTCGTTTTCGAATACATGGAAGAAAAATACGGCAAAGATCACGTGGCTCGTCTCGGGACGGTTGCGCTTTATCGCCCGAGGTCAGCAATCGAAGAAGCCGGAACTGCTTTGGGTGTGCCGAAGTGGTTATGCACGAAGGTGTTGGACTCCCTCATCATCCGTTCCTCCGGTGACAGTCGTGCCCTGAACACTCTCGAGGACACCTTCACCTCGAGCGCGGCAGGAAAAGAGCTCATGGAGAAATACCCTGAGATCCTTGTCGCGGCGCAGATGGAGGGCCATCCTCGGCATTATTCTCAGCATGCCGCAGGGATCGTGGTCACTGCCGAGCCTGTCACGGAATATGTTGCGGTGGATGCGCGGACAGGCGCAACCCAATGCGACAAAAAAGATGCGGAGGACTTGAACCTGCTGAAGATCGATGCGCTTGGGTTGACCCAGCTTTCGGTGTTCGAGGACTCATTGCTGATGGCTGGAAAAGATATCCACTTCCTTGAGACAGTTCCGTTGGATGACAAGGCCTCGTTCGAAATCATCAACACGAAGCAGTTCTCCGGCATTTTCCAGTTCAATGGCCCAGCTCTGCAATCGATTTGCAATCAAATCAAAATCGAGGACATTGAGGACATCATCTCCGTCACCTCGTTGGCGCGTCCTGGACCAATGGCTTCGGGCGGGACGAATGAATGGACGAAGCGCAAGAACGGCAAAGCGGTGGAATATCCCCATCCAACGTTTGAGCCTTATTTGAAGTCGACGCTCGGGATGGTGGCTTATCAAGAGCAGGTGATGCAAATCTGTCGTGAGATTGGAGACATGTCATGGGAAGATGTCTCCACTCTCCGCAAAGCAATGAGCAAATCCCTCGGCAAGGAGTTCTTTGATCAATACGGCAACAAGTTCAAAGCGGGTGCCGCGAAGCGCGGAATGAGCGGCCCAATGCTCGACCGGATTTGGGATGACCTGTGCGCTTATGGAGCGATGTGTTTCAATCGCTCGCATGCGGTGGCCTACGGCATCATCTCATATTGGTGCGCATACATGAAGGCGCACTTTCCGCTGCAGTTTGCGGCGGCGACCTTGACCCATGAGCCGGATCCGGAAAAGCAAATCAAGATCCTGCGCGAGATGCATGCGGAAGGAATTGCGTACGTCCCCGTCGACAAAGACCTCTCGATTGACAAGTGGACGGTCGGGTTCGTGGACGGGAAGCAAGCCCTCATCGGCCCTGTGCAAAACGTGAAAGGCATCGGCCCGAAGCTCGTTCAGCAGATCATGTCATCAAGGGCAAGAGGGGAGCCGCTTCCTGCGAGGGCCGAAAAGCTGTTGCTCAACCCCAAGACGGAAATCGAAAGCCTCTGGCCAATTCAGGATGCGTTCAAGCGGATCATGCCAGATCCTTCCGAGAAAAATATTCACACCCCTTCAACAAAAGTCATCGACGTGGTGACGAAGGGATTCGATTACGAAGTGCTGGTTTTTGTCACACCGCAACAAATCAAACCTCGCGACGAGAATGAAGCTGTGAACGTTGCCAAGCGAGGCTACGAAGTCAAAGGCCAAACCCAATCGTTGAATTTGACGCTTGGGGACGACACCGACCGCATTTTTGGAAAAATCGATCGATTTGAATTTGAACGACTCGGTCAGGAGATTGTTGACCGTGGTCGTCCAGGAAAAGCACTTTATGCAATAAAAGGTCGCGTGCCTCCGGACTTCCGGATGATCCGCGTATCGCAAATACGTTTTATTGGATTCATGGACGAAGAAACAACCACAGAGGAAATCAGTAATGAAGATTAAGTCACTCTACGAAATTCCAGCCGTTGCCGCCTACCTGAAACGGATCGGAGCAGAGCCTCGCTCTTTGCGAGCAGCAGTCGTGCGGGAAAACAAAGGCGCATATTGGGAAGACATTGCGGTCATCTCGATTGAGTCAACAGGAGCCGTGAAAGCTCCCGCGAATTACGCCCCGACCGAAAAAGAAAAGCTCGCCATTGAAGTCGATTGCCAAAGCGTCCAGTGGCCCCAGATGCGGATGCTGAAAACGCTGGTGGATATGCCGAGCGAGTTGAAAGAGATCCCTGCGGAAAATCGTTTTGAGTTTCGGAACAAAAACAACGAAATCATCATGCTTCAAACTCGGGTCGATCTCGGCGGCGGAGAAAAACGCTACGTCCCGTGGACATATTGGGACGACGGCCAATGGCGCAAGATGGAACCCGAAGGGCCGTTGCCGATTTGGGGAACGGACATGATTGGGGATTTCACGACTGTGTTCATTCATGAAGGCGCGAAAGCTGCTCGGGCGATGAGCCGAATGGTCCATGGGAATTCGCCAGCGGACAAGAAAAAGCTCGCGGCGCACCCTTGGGGTGATGAATTGACCGCAGCAGCGCATCTCGGGTGGATTGGAGGGGCTTTGAGCCCATCGCGCACGGATTGGTCCATTCTGCAAAAGATCGGCGTGAAACGGGCTTATATTGTTTCCGACAATGATGCTCCAGGACTGTCGGCAGTTCCCGCGATTGCTTATCACCTCCGCATCCCAACGTTTCATGTTCAGTTCACAAGTGAGTGGCCCCAAGGGTTCGACCTCGCGGATGAGTTCCCTCGGTCAATGTTCCGTCAGGTCGAAGGTCGGGAATATTACACTGGCCCCTCCTTCCGCAGCTGCCTCCATCCCGCAACATGGGCCACAGATCAAATCCCAAACCCAAAAGGCAAACCAACGACCGTCCTCCGCAAGAACTTCAAGGAAATGTGGACATATGTCGAAGAAGCTGACATTTTTGTCTGCACGGAAATGCCGGAAATCATCCGTGCCGAAAACATCATGAACAAGATGCTCTCGGCGTTCTCGAATACCAACTCAACGTCTCAGCTCATCGTGAAGGCATACAACGGTCGTTCCGCAAAGCTCTGCTACCGTCCGGACATCAAAGGTAAGGTCGTGACCGACAACACAACCTCCGCCATCAACCTCCACACCCCAACCCACGTGAAAAGCAAACCAGGATCCGCCGAGCCGTTCCTTGAGTTCATGCAATACATGTTTCCGAACGAGAGCGAACTGAAAGAGGCATTGCGGTGGTGCGCAACGTTGATCGCGCGGCTCGACGTGAGAATGGAGTATGGGTTGTTGCTGGTGAGCGAGCGTCAAGGTGTCGGCAAGACAACGCTTGGCTCGTCGATCCTTGGGCCGTTGGTGGGGATGCAAAACGTTGGGTTTCCGACCGAGAACCAAATCGTCCAGTCCGAGTTCAACGGATGGCTCGCGAACAAGCGGCTCATCGTGATCAATGAGATTTATTCCGGTCACTCATGGAAAGCCTACAACAAGCTGAAATCCGCCATCACCGACCGTGAGGTCGAAGTGAACGAGAAATATCAGCGTCCCTACGTCATTGAGAATTGGTGTCATGTTTTCGCTTGTTCGAATTCGATGCGTGCGCTGAAAATTGAGGAGGACGATCGGCGTTGGTTTTATCCCGAAGTCACCGAGGAAAAATGGTCGCGGGTCAAGTTCGAAAGTTTCCACAACTGGCTCAAGAGCGGTGGCCTGAACATCATCAAGCAATGGGCCGAGAGCTACGGGGATTATGTCATGAAGGGCCAACCTGCTCCCATGACCGAACGCAAGAAGGAGCTGATCGTTGCCTCGCGCACGGAAGGTCAACAAGAAGCCGCCATCCTTGCCGAGGCGTTGAACCGTCATCCGGATCCAGTTGTGCTGGCGATGAAAGACATCGTCGAGTGGGTGAGGTCGTCCATTCAGGGCAGAATGTACGACACGGACCTGGAAATCCGGAAAGCAATGCGCGAGGTTGGCGCATTTTGGTACGAGGACAGGTTCCTCATCGGAGGACGTGTTCAGCTTGCTGCGATGAATGATAAGATGTTCAATGTCCTGAAGTCAAATCATAAAATTCGCATGACAAAAAACGTCATCGGCCTCGTGAAGTCCGATGACGATCCTGAAGAAGTTGGGTTGCGGAAGATGGCACTCAATGAAGAAATGCGGAAAGCGGCGAAGAAGCCGAATGACATAACCAACTCGAGCATGTGAGGAGAGCGAAATGAAAAGTGTTGTTTATATGAACGTGAGAGACGATGCCAAACCCTACAAACAAATCATGAACATGATGGAGGAGTGTCTGAAAGAGGGAGGGTTCGCCGAGATGAGCCATCGCGTCGAGATGATCCCAAAAGAGCACCGTTGGTCAAGAGGCAAACCGAAGACGGTCAATGTTTTCGATTTGAAATTGGTTTGGGATAGCGAAAATGAATCTGTGGGAAATTGAACCTGCGTACTTTTTCATGGTGGGCCCAATTTATGGGCTCATCGTGATCTCCTTTTTATGGTCAGTTTGGAAAGACAGAAGATGATCCGTGCAATCATTCACTACCAAGGCAAACCGCTTGCATTGGTTCAGTTCAAAGTTGGCGAAAAACCAAATCGATTTGACAATTTTTTATCAATTTTCCGCAAAATACCCCGTAGGCCGAGGCTGAAAACCCCAATTTTCGTCAAATAGCGTGCAATAAAATGCAGCGAAAACAGCGGTTTATAAAAAAGATTGAAAATAAATAATAAAAATGATAAAAAAGAGTTTTCTTTTGTAACATGATCAGGCATACTCTCTCTATCGGGGCACGGTGCCTCGCCCTAACGGAGACTGAAAATGACGAAGATCGCAGATCGTTACGCTGAAATCAAGATGAACATCGAAAAGCTCGAAGCCGAGCTCAATGTGTTGAAAGCTGAGATCAAGGCCACTGGCCAGGATGCCATTGAAGGCGATTACTTCCGAGTTACCGTCTCCCTTGGAGAGCGCAAGACTCTTTCCAAGGAACTCCTTGCGGCTCATGTCGCACCGGAAGTTATCTCGGCTTGCGAAAAAGCAACGATGTTCGAACAAATTCGCTACAAAGCTCTCGTTTAACCCAACCCCAATAGGAGACTACAATGAAAACTTTTTCCGCAAATTTCGCAGGTCGTGACTTCGGTATCGTCAAGGCCTATTCCTCCCGCACCGCTGCCAGCCAATACGGCAACGGTAGCACCATCTTCTCCGACGAGGACGACCTCCTCAATGCGACAGGCCTGACGTTGGCCCAGATGGTCGTGTTTTATAACCACCACAATTCGACCCAGCCTGTGAAGAAATTTTCAGATCGTCAAACTGCCTGCAAACGCATCTTCAACCTCGCTCAAGCCAAAGCTGTCGCGGTTGAGGTGCTTGTTGAAGCCCCTGTCGCAACCACGGTGAATGAAACCATGAACGAACTCAGAACGTTGAAAGCTGCTGCTCCGAAAAAGACCAAGTCTGCTTTCCCTCCTGCAATGAAGATTTTCCCTGCCAAGGGATTGACGGAGAACCCTCGGCGTGAAGGTGGCTTCGGTTACAAGGCGATGGATTTAGTGCTTCGCAATCCTGGCATCACCTACGAGGAATATGTCGTTTGCGGTGGCCGCAAGCAGGACCTCGCATGGGACCTCGCGAAGGGCAACGTAACTCTCGAATTCCCAACCAACTGATTTCAACAGGGCAGGGCCATCCCCTGCCCCTCAAAAAAGGACAAAGACAATGGCACATGAAATTGAAACAATGGCATTCGCGAACGCAGTTCCTTGGCATGGTCTCGGCAATCGCGTCGACCCGACCGTCTCCGTGGACGACATGCTCGTCGCGGCAGGGCTGGATTGGGAAGTCAAGCTCCGTCCGCTCTACGCAACCATGGAAGATGGCACTCAGGTCAAGGTTCCGCTCCGTCGCGCCCTCGTCCGTTCCTCCGACAACAAGGTCATGTCGGTCACTGGCGACATGTGGAAGCCGTTCCAAAACAAGGACGCTCTCGAGTTCTTCCGTGAATACACCGAAGCTGGTGGCGCAAAGCTCGAAACGGCAGGTTCGCTCCGTGGGGGCAAAATGGTTTGGGCTCTGGCCTCCGTTCAGGAAGGTTTCACCGTGAACCGTGATGACCACTCCAAGGGTTACATCCTGCTGACCTCGCCGCATGAAGTCGGCAGAGCAATCACCGTCCGCACGACCCTCGTTCGGGTGGTTTGCGCCAACACCATGGCGATGGCGATCAACAGCTCGTCCGCTCAGTACTCCCAGAACCACCTGAGCAAGTTCGATACCTCCGCCGCCAAGGACACCATCGGTCTGGCTCGTGAGCAGATCATCCAAGCTGGCCTCGACGCCGAGGTCCTGAGCAAGATGAAAATGTCTCAGTTCGACACCGTTCGCTTCCTGAGCAAGTTTTTCCAGCCAATGCCGGAAACCATCGTCAGCCAAAACGACCAGCAACAATGGGTCGACACGCTGATCAATGACAAGGGCGCAATCGACAAGAAGCTCGAAGCTGTGCTTTGGTCAGTTGACAAGGCTCCAGGAGCCGTCCCAGGAACCGCTTGGGGCGTCCTCAACGGCATCACTCACTGGGCTGACCACAACGCTGGCCACAAAGCTGAAGCTCGCCTCTACAACGCTTGGTTCGGCGACAAGGCAAAGCTGAAGTTGGACGTTCGGGATGAGCTCCTGCAGCTCGCCGCCTGACCCCTCAAAACCACGAAAGACGGAAAAGGTAATGATTTCAGTGTTACCGTTTCCGTTTTATCCTTTGTTTCCTCTGTTGTGACTCTATTAAGAGAGAGAGATAAAAAGAGGGGAAGGGGTGAAACAAGGATAAAAACGGAAACGGAAACTGGAGAACAGAAGGGGAACGGAAAATGGACATTAAAATCGAAGGCAATCGGGTGAAGACAGTTTCGGTTTACGATGTGCGGATGATCCGTGCACTGCCGAAGTTGGAGGGGATGAAACGTTGGGTGAACAGCAAACAGTTCACGTTTGAAAACACGCCTTACAACCTTGAGGTTTGGTCGCAAACGTTTCCGCACTCGAAGGTTGAAACCGGAACCCTCGTGGAAGCACCTGCAGGGGTCGCAGAGGCGAATAGTGCGTTCGATGAAGGGCGACCTGCCTTCACCTACAAAACGCCGCCTAGAGCCCACCAGGAACGCGCCTTGGAGAAAATGGCACACAAATCCAAGTTTGGTTTGTTCATGGACATCGGGACAGGCAAAAGCTGGACGGGAATTGCCATGATGGGCAAGCGTTGGTGTGCCAAAAAGTCAGATTACGTGTTGTTGGTCGCCAAGAACGGTGTTCACACCCAATGGGTGACGGAGCAGCTTCCGAAGCACATGTCGGAGGTTGTGCCTTGGAAGGCTTGGGTTTGGGGCAAAACGAAAAAGGCTGAAGCGGAATTCGAGCAGATGATGAAGTTCGACGGCCTCAAAATTTTCGCAATCAATATTGATGCGCTGATCACGGTTGCGGCAGAGCAGAAGATCATGCGGTTTTTGAAAGCAGCGAGCGGCCACGCGACAATGATTGTTGATGAGTCTCAGGATATCAAAAACATTTCTGCCATGCGCACCAAGGCCGCAATCAAATATGGCAATTTGTGCAAGTACCGCATGATCATGACAGGAACCCCGATTGCGAAAAACCTCGTGGATGCGTTCAGCCAGTTCAAGTTCCTTGATGAGAACATTTTTGGTCACCGCTACGTGACGACTTTCCGTTCGAGGTATTGCCAGTTGCGCGATAATGGGTTCGGCCTCGAAATCATTGGTCACAAAAACGTCGAGGAGTTCTACCGCAAAATCGATCCCCACATTTTCCGGATCAATGCCGACGAAGTTCTCGATTTGCCACCGAAGGTTTATGTCACGCAACCGTTCGTTTTGTCGGATGAACAAAAACGGCTGATGAAAGATCTGCGCCAAAACTTCATGGCCTCGGTCGGTTCCGGCGCGAAAATCTCCGTGCCGAACGCCGCCGCTCTCGTGACGAGGATGCAGCAAATCTCCTGCGGGTTTGCGGTGGATGAGGAAGGGCATGTGCGCGAGCTCCCGAACCCAAGGATGGAGGAGTTGGTGAATGTGCTGGAACAGCGCGAGGGAAAGGCCATCATCTGGTGCAGGTTCAACGAGGACATTCGTCGGGTGATGAAAAAGCTCGGCGACAAAACGGTCGATTATTACGGTGAAACGAGTCCCAAGGCTCGCCAGCAAAACCTCGACCTGTTTTTGAATGCGAACTCATCGGTGCGATACCTCGTTGCCTCTCCCGAGGCTGCGGGAACGGGTTTGAACCTTCAGGGCATTTGCCGGACGAATGTTTATTATTCGAACAGTTTCAATTCCCTCGCTCGGTGGCAGTCAGAGGGAAGGACGTGGCGCGATGGCACGACAGGTTCGGTGGTTTATATTGACCTCGTGGCGAAGGGTTCTCCGGACTCGAGGATTTTGCAGAACCTGAAAGATAAAAAGTCAATTTCCGACCTTGCGTTGGATGAATACCGCAAGCTGATTGCAATGGAGGACAACGATGAGATTTTCTAAAAGAGAGCAAATAATTTTGGATTTTATGATGGCATCACCAACAACGGAATTCCCGCTCGATGACTTGACAGAATATGTCACCAAACGAATGAACAAAGAACCAAAGAATTTTCGACAATCCTTGCTTGTTTCAATTCACAAACTGAAAAGCAAACTGTCGGTTTACGGAATCGATCTGGTGAATGTTTCACCGCTCGGTCGTGGGAACAAAGCGACTTATAAAATAAGTGCTCGAATTGCCACGTTGGTATATTAATTCAAAAAACAGAGGAGCTAAAATGGAAAATCTATCAACACTTGCAAAAACGAAACAATGGGTAAGATCACTTCCGATCGGCTTGAGCATGAACCTTCATACGCTCATCGCTCAATTTCCCAATGAGCCAGAGGGAAATCTTTCTGCTGCTCTTTCACATTTGAAATCGGATGGCTGCTTGCTTTTGAACCCAGTCAAAATCCTGTCGTCAAAATCTCCGAACGCCTCGCAAAGTTGGGTTCATAACTACACCCTGATCTCTTTTCCGGATCAAATCAACGTCCGGCAAAAGCCAGTCGTCAAGTCGGAGCCAGAGCCTGTGAAATCTCAAAAACAGTTCCGGAAAGCATTTGCGTGCAATCCGAGCGACAGGTTCGATCTCCCGAAACTGCATTCCCTTGCGGATGACACAGTTTACCTCTGCGATGCACCTGTCAGGGATTGGATGAGCGTTGAAGAGCGCAAAATTCGTTACGAGTGGCAGATGGCGAAAAGGCTGAAAGATTTTGATCCAGAAACAGACATCATTGTTGTTTTCGGGGATACGATCGTTTTCGGCATGACGCTTTTCTACCTCGGGGAATTTTACGACAAAATTAACGTCGCTCGTTGGTCAAGCAAAGCAAATGATTATATCATTCACGCGCTCGACCAATCGTTTTTTGAATAAATAAAAAAGGGCCGGAGAGTTTGCGCTCAATCCGGCCCAGTTATCAGGCTTCAGTGGGAGGTTCTGAAACCTGATTTTCCTGTTTCAATGTAGCTTTTTCAACTTGAGGTGTTGCCTGTTTCCGGATTTCTGTCACCAAATCAGCAACGTCTGCATAAGCCCCCCTTGCGAGATGCGCAAGAATATTGTTCACCTGCGCAACCGTCAACGTCAAATCAATTTCAACTTTATCCATGATATCCCCTCAGATATGTTTATTGGCGACAGCCAATGCTTTTGCCACAGTCGCATCGTCAAGGTTCAGCAATGACGATGTGTCCTGACTTTGCTCTTTTTTTATTTTGTCGGCAAGGGCCATCAGTGCGGATGCATTTTTTCTTGGGTCTTTCACCATGGTGCGTCCGCCAGTCGCTCTGCCTTCGCGCTCTTGTTGAGCATCATATTCTTCAACGCCGCTTTCCGCCGCAGTGATGCGTTTCCATGTTGCCTCGGCGAGGGCTTGAGCCTCCGGCACGTCTTTTATCAATTTTGCCAATTGCTCTGTCACAGCAGGGTTTGTTGATGTGAACATTGGAATCATTCGGTCCGCCATTGCTTTCAATCTCGCCTGAGATATTTTCTTCCCAGCATATGTTCCGACAGCAGCCATTGCTCCTGGAACCATCAGCTCAGGTTTGAAAAAAGAAAGCTGGAAAACATCGCCCAAAGCATCATTCACGATTGACCCGATCCCTGCCAACGCAGCAATCCCAGCAGCAGCCGGACCTGCTTTTTGCATTGCTGTTGGAGCACGTTGGATCGGAGCTGTCATCTCTTTGGCTTTGTTTCGCAAACCTTCCGCCAAAAGATTGCTTGACAATGCGTCAAATTTTTCATCTCCCAAAAACAATCGGCCTGTGTCTTTAAAATTTTGATCTTTTTGAAGTCGGGTTACGATGCCGTCCAATTTTCCGGATTGAATATCATCATTCAGCCCACTCAACCAACCTTGACGAATGCCTTCTTGCTCTATTTTTGGAGCAGAGCGAAATGCGTTTGCGGCTTGAGTTCGGTTGATCAGGTTTTTGCTGTCTTTATAAGCATTGTAACCCGCCATCGGAGACTCCGCCGCTCCAAATGCTTCCGAGGCAAAAGACCTTGCCGCACCATATTCCGGAACAATTGGATCGAGACCTTTCAGCAAACTGTCTTTTATTCTCATTGCATCGGCGAGGTCCGCATCGCTTCCATCGCGAATTGACTTCGAAATGGTTTGATCAACTCTACGTTTTACCAAATCCCAAAATGGAAGATTTCCGGCAACTTCTTGACCTGTATTCGGATCGAAATACGGAACTTTTACGTAGTCTGGGTCGCTGATTGATTTACCAACGTTTCGATTTGCCGCAGTTGTTGCTGCTTCATCGAAAGCCGTTTTGAACGCAGGAGCTGCAATCAACGTCGAATCAAAGCTCGACGCAGGAATATTTTGCGCCGCTGGACTGCTTCGCGCAAGATTGTAAACACGGTCAATCTCGCCTTTATTTTCAGCCGCAATTCTTGCTGAAATATCAACAGGATTCAAACTTGGTTTGAAAGTTGTTGCAGGAGATGGGCCGAAGCTCGGCGAAATTTTTGCCCCTTGAGGAGTTTCAATCAACCCTTCCATCATTCCTTGAATTCTCGACTGAGAGTCAACGAAAGGCTGTGGTTCCGCAATTGTTGCGATCCTTCGATTGTATTCTCCGACAGCTCCGCTTCGGTCGGAAATTCCTGCAAATTCTTCAAGAGCTTTTCTTGTTCCTGGGTCTGCGACGTCTGCGAACGAGATTGGAACACCTGATTTTTGAGCAGCGATAATCTGCTCGGGAGTGTATTTAATTTTCCCTTGATCGTAAGCCTCTCTCAAAATCGAAGCGAGCTGATCTGCGCCACGAGTTTCTGCACCTCTGAGAAATTTCCCAGCCGCATTTGTTGCACCCATTCCTGCCAATTCTAATGCAGCTTTCGCATAAGGCGTCTCCGGAGCATCGGGCCTTGCCGAAGCATAACTTTCCCCAAGTGCTCCTCCTGCCAAACCTTCCACAGCCCTTCTGCCTGTGCCGGAAAATCCTCCGATCGGAGAAGCAACCGTCCCCGCAAAACCCGCAATTCGGCCAGCCGCTTCCCCTTCCGGTGTTTCCGGCTTACGGGTCAAGAACTCGCCAACCGGATATCCCCCAATCGTCATCGGCTTCATGCCTTCGCGAATATCTTCAGAAGTCGGATATCTCGCTGGCTGTTCAAGCCTTTTGGAGGTTCGAGCAAGCTCTTGCTCTCTCGGAGAGAGACGATCCATCATTTTTTTAGATTCAGTTTCGTATTTCTCTTGCATTGTTTCAATAGGATTTGGCTGCCCTGTCACATAACCATAAACCTTCCCTGCTTGCCGAGCGAGAAATGGTCCGACCTCTGGCGCAATTTTTTGCACGTCGCCCAAAAACCCAAGCGTCGACGCACCCATTTCTCTCGGGAATGCAGATGCTGCAGAAAGCCCAATGTCTCGAAAATTCGGAGGAGGTGTTGGAGTGAACCCTTCGTCCTTCATCAAAGGAGCCGTCGAAACAAAAGACGGAATTTTGGGTTGCTCTCCGCCTTTCAATCCGTGTTTCGGACGATCGAACCCAAGGCTTTCCGGCAAAACAAATTCATCAACCATTTCACTCTCCCTTGATGCCGAAGTATTTCAAAATGCCTTTTCCGAATTCAGCTTCGATCTGCTGGCGAACTTCAGGACTCAGCGTATCTCCGTATCTCATAATAAGGCTCATATAATTCATTGGCCGTCCGCTCTCAGGGTCATTAATTGGGGTCGGGTTGCCTCGAGCGTCTTTAACTTCAGGATTCGTAACCACCGTATTAAACATTTCTTCCATTGCTCTACGGTCGGCGAGATATTTTTCATCCGTGTTTTTAGCAAATTGATCTGCCCAGTTCACTCCAGGAAGATCAGGGATTCGATCTGCCATCGCTACGCTTCCTGCAAGTGCAGGGTTTGCTGCAGCCTCGTCTCGAATGGCTTGATAATAATCGGCCAGATCATTTTGCCTTTGCGTATCAACCAACACATCGGCAAGGTTTTTACCAATTGCTTCTGTCGATTGGTTCATTTGAGGAAGCATTTTGCGAGTTGAATTAACTGCGTCCGAAGCAGCATATTGTCCCTTACCTCTCAATTCATCTGCAAGTCTTTCAATGTTTTTATCAATCGAACCAACGGTTTTTATGTCTGCTTCGTTAACAAATGGGTCTGTTCCCAATGTTGCAGCGATTGAATTCAAACTTTCAGCAATTTTCCTTGAATATGGATTGAGAACTCCAGGAGTCAAAAGAGAAGCTTCTCTTGGAAGGGAGGCAAACTCTCCGGCCAAAGTTCGCAAAATTGGTTGAATTTGCAAATTGGCTGCTTGAATTGCTTTCGCATCTTCAAACCTTTTCGGAGCACTCGCGAGAGAAGCTGTCGTTTGACCAG